GGTTTAACCATTAAGTTCGGTGCTACTACTGCTAAAAGAGATGTAAACCCATCTTTATTGTTTACTAATGCATTAGCAAAAGCTGTTTCTACTGCTGAACCTCTTGGTCCAATCATTAAATCAATGTGAGCAACTTCATTACCCTCGCCCACTAATGACTCTCCTACACACAAATTTGTTATTCTGTTCATTTATTATCTATCCTCTGTTAAACTATCTAATTGAAAGTATGTGCATATATGATCATTTTCATACTGCCTAAGTTTGTCCTTTGCTTCTTTATATGTGTTGAATTTTTCACGTCTTACTTCTTCGCCTGACTCACCTTGAACCCAATAGGATGTGAGCAAGTAAAAGTATCCCATTAATATTTTCCTCCCCTAGAATCATTTGATTGATGCGATCCCTTTCCCATTTCTTCCGTCCAAGTCATTTTAATATCCGAATAATATACGCCTATCGTTCGTTTGGGGTTTCCTTCAGAATCGTAAGCCATAGCTATGCAATTATATGTAACCGCACATTCTTGATTTTCCCCATAAAATAGATCTATATATGTTCCGCCACTAATATACTTTTTAAGATTTCTAATATATTTCTCGAGGGAATTGACCTTTGCTATTGCTTTATTTGCAACCCTCTTTTCCGGACTTTTTAAATTTTTTCGTTCCTCAGCCAATTTTCCCTCAGACGCTGATATATACCTTTTTATATTTTTCAATGATAGTGCGTTATCATCATCTAGGTCTAAGACCCTCTTAGCCACGTTCTTCGGAGGATTAGCTTTAGCACGTATTTCCCTTGCTTTAGCCAAACGTTCGCCTGCTGCAGCTTTTTGTTCTTCGCTCATTGGCTTGCGTTTTTTACGTTTTTTTGGTATAGTTTCTATCGGTAATGTATTCATAATTCACCTAACTGACTAATTGACGTAACATATTTTCCCATTCAGCCGCACGAAGATCCCAGTTATAAAAATTATCTACCCAATTTTTTTGATACACGAGTTTCTTATTTAAATTGTCATCTTTATCCAATATGCGTTGAATTGATGAATATAATTGATTTACAAACACATTAGCATGTTGTTGACTATCCTCATTCCACTGGTACATTGTAGCAAAATTTCCAGTCGTTTCAGGTAATGCTGCATAATTAGGGCAAACTATCTCACACCCAGCACTCATTGCTTCTATTGCTGAAATGCAAGAAGTTTCTGGCCAAATACTAGGATAAGCAAAGATATGAGATGATTTAAGTGCCTTCCGAACTTCTTCATTAGGTTGATACCCATGATATGTCATTTGAGGATGATCTATAATATCTTGAAATAGCTTATCAAAAGGTTTGTCACGTTCTTTCCATCCATATGCCTCAAATGAGGAATATACATCTAGATGAATCTTATCTCCAAATATTTCTGCTAATTTTTCAACCGCAGCATAAAGTATATTCAATCCTCTATGGGGAGTAGTATGATATATTAAACGAACAACATCACTGTCCTTATCTTCCATAGCCACTTCAATAGGATCTATTGCATTTCTAAGAACTATAGATTCACCATAGGTAACTCCATACGCCATATTATATGTTGCTAATTGATAATTTGAAACAAAAACTAATTTATCAAACCGCTTTCGCCTATCACTATCATTTAAATGATTAACTTCTGGGTCATCCCAAGTGTCATGTAACCAAAGAATATTTTTCTTGTCGGGATCTATAGTGCGAACACGAGACTTGATAATATGAAATTGGTCTAGCAATTCATTATCAACTCGTTCATGTAATCCTTTATTCATAAGTTCTGTTCCGCCCATCGCACCGTCGTATGTACCATCGGCAGAAGGACCAAGTTCGACTGTCTCAGTGTCGTCTATGATATTTAAACTCATTGGATATAGTCCACGCTAGATATAGAATCTAATCTAAAAGATCTCCACCCATGTTGTTCTAAATCCCACACTGCCAACACTTCAGGATTTTCTTTTTTGGATCCATCACCTTTAATTTCGGGAACTATGCCTTCCTTTAAAGTGCATCTCATAGATCTAGTAGTGCCGTCTACTTTGGTGAATAGCACTGCAGCTTCACCTGTTGTTAAGTATTTTTTCAATTCACTTTTATTATATTTCACCATTACCTCCTTATGTCTCCTCGTTTACAATTTCTTCAAGCCTACTTTTAATATTTTCATATTTTTCTTGCCAAAATTCAGTTAATTTTTTTTGTTCTTCGTATTTTAATTCGTAATCTTCAAGTTCTACGAAAAACCTTTTAATTTCCTTAATCATATTCGCTCAACCTCGTTATTTCTAATAATGCTGCCGATTTTGGTGGTAAATGATTCAATTTTGAATACACTCTATTCGACACTTTCCAACCATATACTATGCTAGGAATACATCCGCTATTAGGTCTAGCGAGAATATCCCGATATGAAATTACAAATTTGGTTCTCCACAATAGTTTAAACCTCATCCTTGCCCACGATATGCTTTATAACTTGATTTTTTAGATTTATTCATTGATGAAAATTTTACAGCACCTCTTCCTTGGCTTGTTCTTTTATGATTAGAACTAGACCCTTTAGACATACCGATACCCATACCACCTGCTTTAGCCATACATCAATTCCCCTTTTTCTCATTAATAATTACACCAGCAACTGGCCAAATGATTAGACTCAATCCAACTGCTGCCCATGATAACATCTCAGAAATGCTCATGCTATCTGCTACACACTTTCCGTCGCAGTCAGAACCAGCAACCCCAAGTAGGACTATCATGCCAATAATTATACGAATCATAATATACTCCTAAACATTTATACAATACCTATATTATACCGTATTTCCTGTAGAAGTCAAGTGTTTTTTAACTTTTTTTAGTGTCATATGCAACTTGCGTTATGAACCAAGAAAACCAATTTTTATACGAAATTACTCTAGCAGATTCGTCGTCATTAATAACTTTACGCCATGTTCCTTCCAAATCGTTGATATCGCCTTTAATTACAGCATTCTCGTAATCACATTTACCAAATACTACAACTGGACGCTCATATAGCATTGCTTCTTGCCCTGTTCCACTGTTTATACTATACACAGCAAGAGCATCGGCAATCATAGAATTGATAGGATAGTCTAAATGATATTCCACATTAGTGTATGATTGTATAATTTCTACTAATGGTTCCATCGCTTTTTTGTTAATAGGGTGACCTTTAAATACTACCTTTATCCCACTAATTTCTGCCCATTCGCACATTGCTTTAACCAGTTCAGGAACAGTTATGTTCGAATGATACTTGATGGTTTCGTCGTGGGGAAGTTGTAAAGGAACCAACACATAAGGTTCTTCATGAGACCAATCATTATTTCCCTGTAAATGTTTAAATTTAGTCCCGCCAGCTTTAACATATTTTTGTAATTTTTCAAATTCCTTGTCATTCCCATATTCGATTTCTGGCGAATAATTATTTTTATATTCAGACCCACCAAGATATCCTATCTTATCTATAGTAAAAATCCACGGGAAAACGGTTTGCATATAATATCGGACATTATTGCCCCCACCCCACCACGACTTTTCAACATGAGGAGCGAATATTATTTGATCGGTAAAATATTTACAAATCGTATCATTGAAATGCCATCTAGGTGCTTCAATAACTAAAGTATTCAATTCTTGTTCATTTTTCTTTTCTACAAAATTCGACCAATGTTTGCGAATAGGCTCATTCACTGAATTTTCGATTGATATTTGTTTCTTGAATGGGAGGTCGAGACGTGGTTTTAATATTACATTAGTATAACCTTTTCCAATTCTATGATCTAGTTTATTCCAGCGTGCCTTTTCGGAAACGTATTTTTCATTATCATACTTTCGAGATCCTTTCCCTGTCCATATTGACGTTCCAGATTTAAACTCCCAATCCAGAAATGTCGAATCGAACTCATGTAATATGTCATCTGGGTCAACTTTAGTGGTGCTCATTAATTGGTCTATAATATGACTTAATGCTATTTGATCATTAAACCAGCGTACAGGCAATCCTTCTATAGTTGCAGAAACCGCTTCAGCTACATTCAATGCATCAATATTATAATATACTGCTCCAGCTGCAACTTTCATCCCTTGCCGTTCCCAATTATTAGCAGCATCAACTTCACCTTTACGTGGAAAATACCCTACAGGGAGATCGGGAAATTCGAAGTCATTCATAATTAAACAATCAATATCAAGTATCATCACTTTATTTGCCGTTTTCAAAACATGCGGTGCTACAGCAAATCTAGTGCAGGCATAATATGCACGTTCTTGTTCGGAATCAAAATCATTAAATGCAAAATCATGAAAAGAATACGTTACTCGCTTATGTGTCGTCGATGACAATATTGCGGCTAGTGACAACACATCGTTTGTCGGGTTTACAATATGAATATGAACGTCAAACTTATGATCGGTTGCAGAATATATAAATGATGGAGCATGTTCTAAAAAATATTTTGAATCGCATGCAGCAAAAACTACAGGCGATGTCGGAAATTCTCCATATAAACTCATGTCAATTTTCTCACAATCCATTCACCATTTCCGCCATCGACCCATTCAACTACATCCCCTGCTTTCCAATTTAAGCTATCCATGAGTTCGTCCGGAAACGTTATCATTAATTCCCCATCGTCGTCTAAGGTAATAGGGATTATGTGACTTTCTTCGTTCTTAATATGTATGCTCATTTACTCACCTTTTGTTGTATCAAATCCATTACTTGCTGTATAGCCTTGTTGACTTTCTTTATTATACCCTGTCCAAGTGCTGGAGTCAAGTGAATAATAATCTTGCGGAGACATTCCCGAATCTAATGCCTCAAAATACATAGCATCAAACAATTCTTGAACGTCGGGTCGTCGATGCTCACGAAATGTTCCATCAAACCAATGACTACGACCTTCCGATTTTAACCTTGGAATAAAATACTTACTATGCGGTTGGGTACTCATATCAGTATAATGGAGAATCTTAATATCTTCAAGTTTATCATTTTCCCCATCAAAATTGTTCCATTGTCGGTTAAAGGTTTGTTGGAGGTGAGGGCGATTTTTGAGTTCTTCGAATAATAGTTGATGAGCATAAGGTTCGGTTTTCATCACATCAACTTTAGGCAAAACAGTCTTTGCTCTTCTACAATCCCACTTAGCAACACAAGTTCTCCACCCACCTTTCATCATAATAATCTCTCCTCCAACATAAGCCTGCCCGAATGGTTCATCCCACAATTCAGCTAAGTCGCCAAGAATAATCATATCGGAATCCATGTATATAGCTTGACCCTTAAAATCACATGCTTCAGGAATCGCCCAACGAAACCCAGAAAAAGGTGTCGCCCAAGTTTGGCTATTCCAACCCCCCCAGATAGAATCCGGATCATTATTATGCTTCATCCATGTAATGTCGATAGGGAGACTGCTATTTTTACGAGCTGTGTATTCCAGCACCATTTGAGATTCGGCATCTTCTCCGTTGGGGGCGACCCCAACATAAAGTTTGATTCTGGTCCCGTCCGTCATTGCGTTACAATCATTGTTGCCGATTGAAACCAACTTCTACTTATCGGAATAACTTTACGATTATATTTATCTAGCCATTCGTTCAATGCTTTCCATTCATGATCTGGCCATTTAGGGTATAGTACACGTTTTGCATCATTTGGCGGAGTTGCTTCAGTAAACGCATGACGCCAACAACATAACTCATCAAACCTAATAATAGTTCCTTTTACGATTTGGGTATTGCATTCTTCTAAAATTGTAGTTGCGCTAGAATATATATCGGAATCAATATGGAGATATGAGATGTCTTCTTTATGATTATTTAAAAATTTAGGTAACGTCTCATTAAACCACCCCTTATATAATTCAACATTATCGGGGACTTCTGGCAATTCACCCTCACGATCAAATGCCTCTTTTTTTACCGTTTTATATCCCATATCCCAATCTTCAGGTAATCCAGTAAATGAATCGAACCCATGAAATTTTAAATGCGGGAGTAAATTAGCTACACAAGATATAGTCAACCCACTATGAACACCAAATTCAATATTAAGTCCCTTGAGTGGGAGATATGATGCTATCCAAGTCAACTCGCGAATCCGAACATCATCAGTAGTGGTATCAGTTGGTAGAAATTTAAATTTTTGTATATTTTGAAATTCTGTAATCTTCATTAATCACTCTTCCATCAATTATATGTTTAGGTTTTCTATGCCACTTCCCGTTGATATTTTCATTAATGAACCTATCTTCTTCAAGAACATTATTTATGAACTGCTGACGAACTTCTTCGTAATTGCAATCCCCCTCAGTTATATGTAACGAAAGTATTATTCGTTTAAACTCTCCCTTACCGTGTTCTAATATAAGATCCTTTAAATACTGAGAAGAGCCATAGTATGTTTTCCAATCTGATTCTTTTTTCGTTCTCCGTTTAGCACCCTTTGCTTTTCTTCTACTATAAAAATATTTACGACCTATATATAGATTCCCATCAATTTTACACTCAATGACATAGACAAATCCAACAAATTTCCCTATATCTTCGGTATCGAATATTTTTCCATTAAATGTCCAAGGGTTTTCATATTCATCGGTCTTCTTCAAAATCTATCTCAGAATATATTTGATTGCTATCTCGGCTAGCATTTCCTTCTTCCATTTCAGTCAAATCAATTTCCGATCCACAAAATGGGCAATACATAGGATCACTTCTTCTAAGCACCCCCTCTAGATAATTAATATCGTATTCTGCCCTGCATGAATCGCAAGTTAATTCGAATTCTATTTGCGACATATATTTAACTCCGTGTTATTATCCGAACCTGATTGTATATAGTCCGCATTTTTTTAAAAAAATGATACCACCGTCATCCGAAATATCATGCTTATATATCACTCGCTCAATTCCGGCAGAATATATCTGCTTTGCACATTCAACGCATGGAGCATGAGTACAATATAATACAGATCCTTCAACATTATTCCCCTTGCTTATAGCTATAGTCTCTGCATGAATATAAGTTGACGGATCAATATTTTTAAATGCGACGCTATCTGAATATTCAACCAATTTCTTTTTATTTTTTATTTTTGCTTCATCAGTGTCATTTACGCATACAGTATCATCGCAACAATTATCGAATCCTTGAGGAGTTTCGTTGTATCCTATAGAAATAATAGAATCATCTTTTACAATTATTGCTCCCATTTTTAAAAACCTACAAGAAGACAGTTGCGCAAACCGTTCCGCTGTATCCATATACGCATCAGTCAATCTATCAAATCCGTAACCTATATTAGATTTAACGTTAGGATGGCTTATAAATGGGTAATTGGTATTAGGCATAGGCTTGATTCCAGTCACCACTTAATCCCGCAACCTCATATTCAGTTACTCTATTTTCAAAAAAATTAGTGTGATCCGCCCCATTCAACACCCATTCTAGCCATTTAAGCGGATTATCTTTTACGCCATAATTAGGCTTTAGTCCTAATTGGAGTAATCGACGATCAGTAATATATCGTACATATTCTTTAACTTCTTCTTTAGGTAATCCTTGTATTTCACCAAAATCATAAGCCAATTCAATAAACTTGTCTTCCAATTTCACTGCCTTTCTTGACATTTTGTATATTTCTTTCTTGAAATCTTCGTCAATAATACGGTTATGCTCAGCGCAAAACTGTTTAAATAGTCTAGCGTTCCCTTCAACATGCATAGACTCATCGCGGATTGACCATTCAACAACTTTCCCCATACCTTTCATTTTACCGAAACGTTGAAAGTTTAATAGCATAACAAATGAGGCGAATAATGCTACGCCCTCATTAAATACTGTCTTAGCAAGAGCAAGTCCTAATCCACGTTGAGTTGATGTATCACTTTCTGTCATAAAATCGACCTTATCGGTCATTTCTTTATATTCAAGAAACGCATGATATTCTGAATCTGGCAAACCTAAAGTTTCATTAAGTAAAGCATATGCTCTCTGGTGTATGCCTTCTCTTGCAGCAAAAGATCCCAACATATTTCTAATTTCATTATTCTTAAATTTCGGAATATAATATTCGTAGTAATTTTGTCCAACTGCTACATCGGATTGGGTGAATAGTCTCAGAATATTGGTAATAAATTCTTTCTCTACTGTTGAAACTCGTCCGTTTTTCCAATCAGTCACATCTTCCCCAAGATCAATTTCATCTTCTATCCAATGAGCTTTCTCATGCCTTGTCGTTATTTCTACTGCCCAAGGATAATAAAATGGTTTATATGCTTTAGAAGATTCAAGTAAACCTCCCGAAGTTTTTTTAATTAATTGGTGCTTAATTTTCATTAAATCTTGATAACTACCAATACATTTCCCATCGACAAATATTTGAGGAACGGTTCTTGCCCCATTAGTGCGTTGCAAAAATGCCATCATTTCCTCTTCACCATACAATTTATTTTCAGTATAAGTGAATCCGTGTTCAGTAAACCACGCTTTTGTTTGAACGCAATAAGGGCACTGTTCTTTTGTATAAATTTCTATTTCTGGTTGGTTATGCATGACATGCTGCGCATTCATCGTTATCTATCTCCACAAAATTTTTTAGTCGGTCTCTTTCAATTTTCAATGCAATGTTTTCCGCACGATTGCTAGATTCAGTTCTTAAATAATATAACCCTTTACAACCATACTTCCAAGCATCAAAATGGACTTTATGTAGGTATGATTTAGTTGCTCCAGCTGGGAAAAATATATTAAGAGATTGCCCTTGACATATATACTTTTGCCGTTCTCCACCTTGACGAACAACCCAATCTTGATCAAGTTCTATAGCCGTTTTAAATACTAATTTATTATGAGTATCCAACCAGTCAAAATGTTGAACTGAACCGCCATTAGTAATAATTGATGACCACGTTTTGTCATCATTGCGTCCAAGTTTAGTTAAAACTTTTTCTAGATACTTGTTTTTAGTCAAATGCGACCCTGCACGTGTGCGTGAAGTGAATGCATTTGCTTTCCAAGGCTCAATTGAAGGAGAGGTTCCCCCAATAAGGGAACTATTTGCATTAGGAGCAATAGCAAGCATATGCGCATTTCTCATACCTGTACCTTTCATATCAGGTGCTTCGCCCTTTTCTTCGCCCAAACTTTCGGATGCACGAACCGCCTTGTCTTTAATTATCCCAAAGACCTCAGAATTTAAATTTACTGCTTCCTCAGACTCAAAAGGAATAGATTTTTGCTGTAAATATGCATGCCATCCCATCGCACCAAGACCTAAAGACCGTTCCATCTCAGCTGAATACTTTGCACGGCTAATTGTATCGGGTGCGTTATCAATAAAAAATTGCAATACATTATCAAGAAATCTTATTAAATCCGACACTAATGTACTATCTTTCCACTCATCATACGTTTCTAAGTTTAATGATGATAAGCAACAAACTGCAGTTCTATCTTCATTGGTCGCAAGATGAATTTCATTACAAAGGTTAGATCCATGAATCGTTAGTCCTATATCCTTTTGCGATTTAGGTAATGCTTTATTCGCAGTATCAATAAAATTTAAATATGGTTCTCCAGTTCTATAACGTGTTTCTAATATGGTCTCCCATAATTTCCTTGCAGGCATTTCATCTTGAATTTCTCCACTAGCAGGATCCGTTAATTCCCATATAGAATTATGCTGAACTGCAGTCATAAATTCGTCGCTAAGATTTACTGCGTGATGCAAATTTAAATTTTTACGATTTACATCTCCGGTTGGGATACGCATATTAATGAACTCAATAATATCCGGATGGCTTATATTCATATATGCAGCATATGAGCCTTTACGAGTTTTTCCTTGCCGATATGCAGTCATATCAGCATCGACAGTATGTAGAAAGGGCATAGGACCAGGAGCGATATCAGAAACTGAACGAACATCAGACCAATGCCCTCCAACACCACCCCCTTTTACTGAGAGCCAACGGAGTTCTGAAGTATGATCTATCAATCCTTCCAGAGAATCCGGAACATATGATAAAAAGCAACTAATCGGTAATGCTTTAGCCTTTTCTCCAGGAAAAGGTGCGTTAGAAAGAATTGGCGACGAAAACATGAACCATCCTTTAGATGCAGCATCATAAATTCGTTGTGCAA